ATACACTAAAGAAAAATATATTTGACGAAGACCCTGACGATATGACCGATTTCATGAATGTAACACCTAGACTACAAAGGGAAGCAGAAAGAAGAAAGGCTAGAAGAATTTCAACTAAGGATTCAACAGGGCAGGATGAAGAAGCGGCCAAGAGAACTGAGGATAAAGAGGCAGAACTACTGGCTATGATACGAGAGCGAAACAAGGCTGCTAGAGAGAAACCAAATCAACCTGTTGAGAAACTTATAGAATGGGTAGAAGGGTGATTAAGATGAGTTGGGAGGATATACTAAAAGCACCTCCGATAAGAAATCCTAGAGAATCAGAGTTCAAGGATAACGCTAATGATGATTTATCGAGGGCTGAGTATGTTGATTTGTTCAGAGAGGTAGCAGACCCAATAATTGAGAGACAGGGTAGATTGAAGATGGATTATGCAGATGTTAAACTCACTGACTTGAAAATGTCAGAGAGGAAGGCTGTGGAAGTAGCAAGGGAACTATATGAAGGCAAAGGCTACGGTGCAATATTCGCAGATGATAACGTACTTACATTCAAACTAAAAGGAGAAGGAAAAATATGAGTAAGAAAGAAGAAGAAAATGAGATGCTATTACTAATGAAGGAACTTGTCAATAAGGTAAACGCCTTAGAGCAAGCAGTATACAACAAGGACAATCTCTTGATGAAATCAGGATATGTTGTCCGTGAGACACCAACGCCTTCTATGTCAGCAGTTGAAGTTCCTGATGGCGGTCAAATGTCTTGGGATGAGATTCGTAAGATGACAGAGAAAATGGAGGGATAGTAGTGCCGGAGAAAGTAACTAGGGAAGAGAAAATTGTAGAGTTGGCTATTGAGAAAGCCAAGCAAGTAATACAAGAAGCAGCATACAACAGGTTGGAAAACACTGATGATGTCATGGGTGAAGAGGTCAAGGTAAAGAGACCAAAGAAAAACCCTGCTGAAGAGAAACTACCTAAGACTAGCAACATTGAGGGTAATGCAGATTTGGTAAATGAAGGATAGAGAGAAGGTTTTGATGAATAATGAAATCTTCAGGTGTATCTTTCGAGAAAGAAACTGAGGCTCTAACCAAGAGAGTTTTGGATTTTTTCGAGAGAGTAAGATACTCCTATCTTTCTGCTAAAGAAAATCCTAAAGAATACGGAAAGAAATGGAAAGGAACTGTAAAGAGCATCAGAGAGAACTTTGATGGTCTAGGTAAGTTTGCTGAATTGTTGAAAGACAAGATAAACGAAAAAGACCTATTCGATGACAGAGCCACCGACCCTGACTCTGTTGTTGCAAAGAAGGTCTATGAAGATGTAAAGAGAATGAGGTTTGAGACTTCAGAGATAAGCGACCCATTCTCTAAGCAACTAGGTGACAAGGTATTAGAGACCTTGTTGGAAGATGAAGCAGTATTCGCTTCATTCATTCACTATGCATTGAGAAGCCACGCTAACACATTACCAAAGAAGGCATGGGAAGAGGCTGAACTAAAACCGGATGAGATAACACAGAACTCAATCGGTTTGGATATAGAAGTCAAGGACATTCCTCTATACATCATCGAACATTATGGTGATAACAAGGATACGAAGAGAGTTAAAGGAAAATTCGACAAGGCTCTTTCGCTTCTGAAGGAAGTCTATCAAAGTCAATACTCAAAGGAGAGATGGAATAACCTGAAGGACTTGGATATCGCTAAGTCTGACGAAGAGAAGGCTGATGTAGATTTTCTAATACCCAACAAACCAATGTATAGAATCTTTGAACTCGATGACATGAAGGAGATACTAGGTCTCAGTGGAGAGTATGTGGTTCAAGAGAAATACGATGGGATGAGAGTTCAAATTCATAAGTTCAACAACAACATAAAGATATACTCCTACAATGAGAAGGACATTACTGATAAATGTCCTGAACAAGTGGAGAAGATGGAGAACAAGGCTTTTGGAGATTGTATCTTAGATGGAGAACTAATGTTGTTCGATGGGGATGAGGCACTTCATAGAGCAGATACTATTACACATGTCTTCAAGAAGAAACTCGATGGTGGTAAACTAAGACTTCATGTTTTCGACATCATGAGGCATGAAGGTAGAGATTTAGCAGATGAACCATTGCGTGAAAGGATAAACATACTTCTCTATCAATTTTCGCAGCATTCATCAGAATCACTTGCCTTCCCTTCAAAGAAAGATACTAGAATAGCAGATTCACTGAAGGAAGTAGGGGAGTATGCTGAGAAGATAATGGAAATGCCAACATCTGAAGGTGTTGTCATAAAAGACATAGAATCCACCTACTACATAGGAAAGAAAAAGAATCCTAAGTGGATTAAGTGGAAGAAATTCGTTGACTTGGATGTAATTGTTCTAGACATGAAGAAAACTGCCAGTGGTATGTTTTCCTATACAATGGGAGCAGGGCCACTATCCGCCGAAGAAAAGAGGGATATGAAATCCGTTGAGTATTCAGGAAAGGATTACGCACCAGTTGGTAAGGCGTTGAATACCAAAATAAAAGTTGAAGTTGGTAGCATAATACGAGTTAAGGTAGATGAGGTGAATAAGAAGAAAGGGGGATTCAGTCTCTATTCAGCCAAACTGATTGAACTACCTGAAGTAGATGAGCCGGATAAGATTCGTACTCTAGAACAATTATCATCCAAGACCAAGAAATCACTTTCAGGGTTGTTAGAGCCAGTTGCTACTCCCAAGAGTCTACTGAATCCACTAGCAGTGGTAGCAGAACTTCAAGCAAAGGATTCTAAGAATGTGAAGAAATATACTGTTACAGATTATGTTCATGGAGAAGCAGAGATAATCTTCAAGAGCGATGTTGAGGGTTTCACCATCTATGGTCTCAAGGGAGATAAACTGATGGAAAAGAATGCGATAGTAAATATGGATGAGATGAGAGACCAATTAGCAAAGTTCATCAAATCTAGAAAATCAAAACTAAGAGTATCGATTAAGAACATAATAGATGAACACGGTTCTCCTATGTCCTTTGATGACTTAGAGGAGAAGTTAAGAGAAGAAGAAACCGACTCCTATGATGAGATATTCAGTCTAAGACCTAGAGACTTAATGAATTGGATGAAGAACCAAGACAGTTTCATAGAACTGCCAAATAGCAAATTCGACAATTCCCCTGAGATAATTCAGAAGGACAAAGAAGAATCTGAGATGGCTGGTAAGTTTGAAGTCAGACAGAGAGATGATGGAAATATAGACTTCATCATAGAAACTGAGAAACAAAGAATGGCTTGGCTGATTGACATAGATGAACCAACAGACATCTACGAATTGTTTGGAAAGTCAGGAAAATACCCCGCTATGGTTTCAGATAAAATAGATAGTACGAAGATTCTAGATAGTGGTGAACTCATATTCGGAGTTCAGAAACACGGATATCATGAATATAGAATGGAAGGAGACAAGTTCCAGTCTAGAATACACTTCAGAGTTGTTCCGCTAAATGAAAAGAAGTCTTGGATTGTTTTTACAGGTAAACAACAGAAGATGTTAGATGATGAGTCAAATGAAGGAATAACTAACATTAGGGAAGATAAATACAGTAACTTAGAGTTACCTGAGTCTATTACTCCTAAAGATGAATGAACGTGTAGTTCATATAGTAAAAGATTTCTGCTTTTGTAGTGTTTGCACCGCAGGAGGTTTTGATTAAGCAGGAATCTGATACTGGTTTCACCATATTAAAGTCAGAAGAATTGACGATTGGGGGCTATGCATCAATAGAAGTAGTAGACAAGCAAAATGACTTGATTACCTTAGAAGCATTAGAAAAAGCAGTAGCAGAATTCATGGAGAGAAAGTCTTATCGAAACGTAATGTCAAATCATTCAAATGTTCAGGTAGGGGAGGTAGTAGAGCAATATCGAGATACTAACGGGGTATTACACAAGACAGGTGTTGACAACGTTGGATTCTATGTAGTTATCAAAATGAGAGATGACATAGAAAAGGCAAAAGAAATCTCAAGAGGTATTAGAAAAGGAACTCTACGGTCATTCAGTATAGGTGGACAAGCAATATCAAAGAAACAGAGGAAATCGGAGGAATACGGGGAATACAACGAGATTGATAGTCTTGAACTACATGAAGTAACAATCTGTGAAAAAGGAATAAACCCCGAAGCAAAATTCGACATATTAAAACACGAAAATGGAGGTGATAATTTGTCAGAAAAATTGGAAAATGCACTTGAGGAGTTGAATGGTCTGCTAAAGCAGGTTCAAGAAGCAACTGGTGCGATAGAAACAAACGAAAAAGTTGTAAAAGAAGAAATGGAAATGATGGAAGAAGAAAAGATGAATGAGGAGGACAAAATGATGTCTGAAGAGAAAATGGATGAAGAGGAAGAGAAAATGTCTATGAAAGAAGATGAAGACATGGAAAGTAAGGCTCTTGACGAGGATTCCACTAGGGATTACGAGGCTGGCGAAACTGTCGTCAGTGGCGGAAGACCCGTTGCTGCACCACGACAACTAGGACCAATAAGCAAGGGTCTAGAGTCAGCAGACTTCACTACACTCGACTTGTCCCCTGAGAATGTTGAGAAAGCATACGAGCAGTATCGTGCTGAACAACTTGAGAAGTTGGCATACGACAACCTCTCAAAGCAGTTCGAGGCTAGACTTGCTGGTGAGATGGAAATGAAGAAATCTCTAGCAGAGAAAGCAGAGTACGATGCACACTCAGAAGTGTCTGCTCTCAAAGAAGAGTTTGCAGAACTACGCAAGGCTCTAACCGCAGAAAAAGATGAAATTCGCAAGGCTACTTCGGTAGCAATGGAACTACCTGAAGGTTTCCCAACGACTGCTGATGCAGTTGCTGAGATGTCTTGGGGAGACATCCACAACCTTGCAAGGAGAGTGAACTAAGATGACTGGATATATTAACACACTGAAAGACCTAGAAGCAGCCACTTACGGTTACGCCGGAGCACAGGGCAATGCCCTATTGAAGTCTTCAGGCGTTGTTGGTGGTTTCGGAACGCCCCATGACGCAGCAAGCAACCCGTTTTCGGCATCTGCTGCTGGTTTGGGAGACCTATACAACGTCCTTTACGGACAGAAAGTTTGGTCAATGCTTAACCAAGAGGTTAACGCTTTGTCTATGCTTGCAAAGAGGCCATACACATCTAGCGGTTGGAGAGTTCTAAAGAGCCGACCTGCTGGTGGAAGTGGAAGTGCATTCGGTATTGGAAGCACTGACCCCGGTACTGACACTGCTGACCTATCAGGCATCAGACCTGACAGAATTGGTGGTGTTGCAGAGAACGCAACTCTTGGTGGAGATTCTTCATTCAGAGCATTGTCTCCTGAGTACACTAAACTATACGTCAGCCCAAAGACTGTTGCTCACTTGTTTGAGTTCTCAGAACTTGGTATGGAACTTGCTGCCATCGATGATGGTGTAGGTGACATTCGTGCTATCGTTAGAGAAGACATGGGTAAGCACCACGCTGAAGTTCAGCAGAAGATGCTACTAATGCCACTTGAGCAATACGATGCTGGTTTCGGTGACATCGATAGGAACTACACTTCTCTAATGAAGATAGTTTCATCTGCTGCTGAAATTGCTGCAATGTATAACGACAACCTACTAGATACATCCAAGGCAGACTCAGGTACGCCAGCAGTTGTTGACGATGTTGTAAGGCTATTCGGTACTTCCCGAACTGTCAACATCACTGGTTCTCATGGTAGCGATGAAGCAGCAACAGGTGTTGCTTCCTTCTTGGATGCAGAGGTTGACTTCGGTGCAGGATATGCTTCCGGTAATGCTAGAGTTCTAACTCTAAGCCTACTTAATGACATGATTCGCAGAATCCGTCAGAATGGTGGAAACCCGAAAGTTATGCTAACTGGATATGACACGGTACAGGCTATCGCTGACCTATTGCAGAGCCAAGAGAGGTTCATGGACAGGAAGGAGATTGTTCCAACCCACAACGGAGTTCGTGGAGTTAAGGGACAAGAAGTTGGTTTCAGAGTTGCAACATACTACGACATACCAATCATCCCAACCAAGGACATGCCTTCCACGACTGCTAACACCTCTAACGTACTGAGTGACATACTGTTCCTAGACACAGACCATCTGTGGCTATCAGTCATGAAGCCTACTCAGTATTTCGAGGATGGTATCACTAGTGGAAACCCATTCGGCGTTGGCAAACTTGGAAACCAAGGAATGTATCGAACTATGGGAGAAACCGGATGTTCGTTCTTCAAGGCCCAAGGTAAAATCACCAACCTGAAGAGTGCTTGATTAAGATAACAATTAAGTGATGACGTAAAGTAGTGGCCTCTGCCCGTAACAGGGCAGGGGTTACTACCAACAAAAAAATAAGGTGATTATGATGGCGAATGTAAAATTGAAAGAACACAGAGTATCAGGGCCACTTCTAATAAGAAGGCGTGGAATAACATATGCTCTAACAGCACAAGAAGAAACGCATGTTCCGTTGGGAATAGCAGTAGGAATGCTTGGAGATGAAGGTCTCCTAGTTGAGTTTAATGCAGGAGATGAGAAAGATGTACTATCTGCAAGCGACAGAACTCTAGAACTATTGAAAGAAGAGTTTGGTTTAGAGGGTGACGCTAAAGCAATTCATGCAGTAATGTTCCCAAAGAAATCACTAGCCGCTAAAGCGGTAAAGGCTGTAACACCAGCACCAAAGGAAGAGGTAAAGGTAGAAGAGCCAGTAGAGGAAGAGCCAGTAGAGGAGGCTCAAGACTATTCACTTCTCACAGTAAAACAACTCAAAGTTATACTAGAAGAGAAGGGACTTTCCACAGATGGAAAGAAAGCAGATTTGGTGGAGAGACTAAGTGCGGGGGATGAGTGATGGGAACTCCTACCTGTCAAACCAGTGGAGTTCTATCGACTTCAACAGTGGTTGCCGCACATCATTGTAAGGTAATGAGTCTTCATGCAACATCAACTGCTAACGCACTATTTACTGTCAAGATTTGGGACAGTAACAATTCAACAACTAGCGGAAAGAAGGAGGTAGCAAGACTGCAACTACATGCAGGTGGAACTGCTCAAACTATTGAGCAAGACCTACATGGTGTTCTAGTCGCTAATGGCATCTATGCACAGATAGCGACAGGGACTGGAACGATTTCAGTCAACTTTGCTTGAGGTGTTTCAATGCCAAGCATAGATACAGATACCCGATTAATTATGACTGTCCTTTTTGTTGGAGCAGTCAGTGGAATTAACGTATACTTCTTCTCTCAATATGGCTCTACATTTGTTAGTGCTTATGGTCCATATCCCGTAGCAGTAATATTCGGAGTATTGACGGTAGGTGGGATAATGATATTGAAGGCATTATTCGACTTGATACTAAACGACTACATAGAGGATTTCCTACTCCAAAGACAAATCAATTCTTATTGGAACAGAAAGGCAAGAGATGAAGACAACAGAAAGAGAGTGAGGGAATCGATGAGAAACTTCCAACAACAGTTTGGAGTTCCTATGGTTTACGGAGATAATGTTCTACCTAATCTCCCACCGACTCAAGACCAAACACAAACTGTTAGTCCTACTTTCCTTACAGGTTTCAATGAGTGATTAATATGGTCAGTGAAATCTTATTCGGGATGGATGAATCTACTCTCGCATATGATTTGCAAAGAGCACATTCTGCTGATGTTTGGTTTCTAAGAGCAAGGTTTTGGCTTTGGGGAACAATATCATCTATTGCTTGTTTCTTTCTAGGACATGGAGTAGCAGTGTTTGGAGTAAACCTGTTCTCAGGTGGATGGCACGTACTAAGTTCCCTTTGGGGCGGTCATTGACTTCTCAACAATTTTAATGCTCTACGACATCCGACTCACTGAAGAGGTGATAGCATGTCGGTAATGGCAGGGTTTGCAATATTAATGGTAGAAGCCATGAATAAGTTGTATAATCGTTTACATGCTATAAATTTCGGAGTCTACGGTGCTAGTCAAGCAGGTAAAACTACACTGCATAAGCAACTAATGACTAGAGGAGAAGTTCCTGAAATCGCAAAAAGAACAGTGGGTAGACATAGAGCAAGTAGGAAATTCGTAAAGATAGATGGTGATGCACATACTGTGAAGACAGCAGATATAGGTGGTCAGACAGTATACTGGGGTGAATGGGTAAAGGACATGCGTAGTAGGCATGTAAAATATATCATATTCATGTTTGATGATAGACATCTAAGTAAGCACTATGATATAGAACAACAACTTTGCTGGACATTCCTAGTAGATACAATCTGTAACAAATATTGGGAAACTGGTGGTAGAAAGAAAAAGAAGCAAGACCATGACTTCCCTGTGGCTGTTGGGTTATGGGCAAACAAATATGACTTATGGAAAGACAAGTATCCTCATGATGGTAAGATAGAGAACCATCCGATTTTTGAATCATTCAGACCCGGTTTGCAGAAACTAAATGATGCTGGTATTCCTTGCCACAAATACATTGTCAGTGCTAAGTCGGATTCTGAGATGGTATATCGAGGAATCCTAACAATGATAAAAGACTACTAGTTAGTCAGGATAGACAGGCTCATAGCGTGAGCCTATCAAAAGGAGTTGAAAAAAGAATGGCAATGCAACAATTTCAGCCTCCAAGTTTAATTGGAGCAACGAATGCAACAGTCAATACAAATGGTGTTAATCCCTTCTTAGACCGCTTTACTGCGGCTAGAGCGGCTGGACCTGTAATGGCTTATGAATACAAGGCGATGAAGCCTAAGAAGCAACTGAAAGAGATAGTAAAGGTACTGAAACCTGAGAAGAAAACCTTCCTGAAGATACCTTACTCTTTCAAGTATAACTACAAAGATAGATGTGTGATATGTGGAACACAGAAGTTTTGGACAGCAGACGATGCTAGAAGACCACCTCTTCCACTGCACAAGGTTCGCAAGGGATATCCAATGAGAGGAACTTACTGTGAGAAACATGCAGCGATACACATGCAGTATGAGATGCTAGAGCAACAGATACTAGCAGAGGAACATGGTCTTTCATTCAGTGCATACATACCCTCTGCCAAGAGTCTCAATCCAGTTAATCTAGTAAAATCAGGACCACTTACTACTTTGAGGCAAGAAGACATCAATTCCCTTGCTTCTCTAGGTTGGAATATATCTCCTCCACAGAATGCCTCTGCATCCCCCGAAGAGCAGTTGTATTCTCTTATGATTCAGCAATCAGCCATGTCAGAGAGAGTTAAGTCCTTATTGACAAAGGGTGTCGAAGTGCCTGTCGAGCCAACGGAGAGTGAAGCATAATGGGACTATTCGGAACATCAAACGGAGCATTATCAACGCAAATGAACTCAATGAGTCAACAGAACTTCAAGTCTGTTAACAACTTGTTGACGCTTCAAGAAAACCATGTGGAAGAGTTCTTCCAATATCAC